CGTATGCAAGTAAGCCTAGCCAGCACTTGTTCTCTGTTGTGATTCTGCATTAGTGATTAGCGTGAGACTCTGAATACCTTTGAGGAAAAGGAGCAGCAAAAACGACTTGCAGTTGCCCACTGAGCACGTTGTTCTTTTCTGGCTTTCTCCGAGTGGACTCCTTAAACTCGGTAGTGATGCTGTGAAGTTCTGGTTGGACCCATCGTGGTACAGAACTCCAATCTCGTGTGTGATTACCATGGACCCCACAAATTGGATCACTCTTGGTGTTGTGGAGTGCCCTGAAGGCACTGGTGGAAAAACCCGCTTTGAATCTCAAAACAGCACGATCGTTCCCCACCTTTCGTGTCTTATTATGAGTTCATCGTATCGGAGTTTGGCAGGTTGGACCCATCGTGGTACTGCTGTTGGGCGGGGAGATAGTAGCAATGATGACAACGATCATGTCTCCGACGAAAGCATCTACCCTTGGTTGCGAGGTGAGTATCGTGACCTACCAATGTTGGGTGAGTACAGCATGCCTGGATCCTCTACCAGGCAAAGTTCAATTGAGGAGAGTTCAGGATCTTCCCAAAATCCCCCCCCCCCTCCCCCCTTCTCCATTCTGAAATGCCAGTGAGGGGATGGAGACATCCTCTTACTGGTGAATTTCTTCCGGCGGAGTTTAAGGATTCTTGTGTTAAACAAGGTCTTGATTGGCTTACGTGGAAGAATATTCGATCTGTCGAAACTCCAACTCATAGAAGTTGGATGGCTGACAAATTGAGTCGCAAGCAGAAGAAGGCCTTGAAGGAGGTTGATAGATCTGTAATCGAAGCTATTCCGCAGCTTCGTGCGTCTATGGATGCAGAACCTAGTGTAAGTAGGTCCGATGGATCAGCTCGTGGCAGGAGCTGTGTACAGGGGCGGATAGGTGAGAAACAGGGAGACTACGGAATGTATTATGATAGTCATTCTTATGGTGTGAATGTGCCTCAAACTAGAGAAAATCACCAGAAGAATGTACAATTGGCCAAATCGAGTTATGTTGGAACTCGAATGACTGCAGAGAATATTGAAGGACTTGTGTTCCACAAGATTTCGGAAGGGTATAATTTAGATCCGTGGTTAGATTGGGCAATTATGTCCTACAATCAGATACAGTTAGGTCGGCTCTTAGGCGTCCCCTTGAATCAGATGACCGGAAGTTCCAATTGGGGTTCATACCATCGCTGGTGCGATATCTCAGGAAATACGATCGCTCTTGCACGTCATGTGCAGAAGCTCATTCATGAGGGAAAACTGCCTAGACCATCTAACTCGGCTTTTCCAACAGACCCAATAAAGCCACCTGTGCCAGGCAATAATGCTGGTCAACTTACCAATGACCAAGTGCAATGGATTGCTCAGGCCTTGAATCAACTGTATGCAAATGCAGGAGGTACTATACCATTACCACCTTTTCCCCAGAAGGGTGGTAAGTCTGACGTTTGGGTTCGTCGTGATATGGTAGAGAAACAAGGGGATTGGAATGCTGAGTACACAGGACCCTATATGCAGCCACATCCATCTGAACCAGGTGTTCTCACAAAGCGCTTGGATAGAATGGAATTTGAGATTAAACAGACTAGAGCTGCTGTACGTGAGTTACTGCGCCGCACCCCTGCAAGCAACACTGGGAATATCACTCGGCAAGATATTGTTGACTTGCATGCACACATTCATAAACTCTGTGTTGGAGTACACGCTATGAATGATGCTGCATCCCATCCAAATGGGAATCCCACTAACCAAGGTGGGGGTTCAGGTTCTGGCATTATTGTCACACCTCGAACAGGCATTCGACAGGGTAAAGAGGATGAATTACCAATGACTGAATTACGACCTGAAGGGCAGGTACCTTTCGATTATCAGAAAAGTGAAGACACCGATATTTCACATATTTATCAGAGAGAGGTTGATCAAGAGATTATGAAAACTGTGGATCATGTTGACGCAACGCATACAAGGGAGAGACCGTGGAGTTTTGAAGATGTGTTGCAGAGACCAGTCCTTGTGCAGGAATTCATTTGGGCGCGTGAAATGGTGACAGGAGAGCTTCTTGCTGACATTGATTTACCGTCTGAGTGGATATCACGAGTTAAATCGTATCATAAACTGCTCATCCAGTCCGCTGGGGCTTTTGCCTTACATAAATTTGACTTGGTCGTTAGGTGTCATGTGAATACTACTCACTTTCATGGTGGGAGACTGATCATGGCATTTGACTTCTTTGGCAAACATTCTTTGCGTACTGGACAGTTGAGGAGTCCCACATATGTTGAGATGACTTCAATGCTGAATGTGGAACTTGATGTGTCATTGGGAAATGAAATTGAACTTGTTATACCGTATGAGAATATTCATCCCTATATTTCATTTACCCCAGGGTACTTTGTGAATGCTAACTTGGGTAGTGTTTATATAGCTTCACTTTCTAGATTAGAGGTTCCCCAGACCATGAATTCTATAGTATCGGGTAAAGCATTTGTGATGGCTCGAAACCCCGAGTTGCGTGTACTTATTGCTCCTGATACTCGTGGATATCAGTGTTATGAGAGGCAAGTTGGAGAGTCGAAACACCTTAAAAATGTTTCTGCTGGTCAGTTTTCTAATTGTGGCATTGATGATGCTATCCATCGTTTGTCTTTGGAGATGCGTCGTCCGTCCGCGAATCAATCTTTTGAATGGAATGGGCAGGTCTTAGAATTAATGCGTGTTTTTGGTTTAATAGATAGTAGTGAGTGGTCGTACATGGATGACATTGGTTTCAAAAACCATGTTGCTCTTGTGCATCCAGTTTGGCGTTTTACTAATATAGCAACAGGTATTGTACGTAATAATTTGTGTGGTGTGTCTGCACTATATCATTATTGGCGTGGTAGTATAGAATATAAATTGACTGTGTCCGCTTCTCAGTTTCATACTGGGCGTCTTGCGGTTGTGTTCTTGCCTGGCACCAATAAGGTTTTGGCTGAGAATGCTAATGCAGCTGCTGTAGGCGATTCTTGGTGGATGTACCCACATGTGGTATTTGATATCAAGGAAAAGCACGTTTTTACTTTTATTGTTCCTTACGTGAGTCCTAGGTCTTGGAGTTTAGTTAGTACTGACTCTCTTGGTGGTGATTTGGACGAGCTCGATACTGGGATTTTGATGATTCGCGTGGTGGAACCCCTTAGGTCACCCAATGGGGAAACAGATCGTGTTCGCACGAGCTTGTATGCCCGAGCAGGAAATGATTATGAGCTTGCTGTACCAGCAGCGTTGTCCAAGGGTAACGCTTTTGGTTCTCCAGGTTTTAGACAGGGGATGGATGAAGTTCGTATGTTACCTGAGACTATTGGGCAGTTGACAGTGCCAAATGTTCAGAAGGGTCATAACTTTGGTGAAGACTTTATGTTTTTACACAAGTTATTGTCTCGTCATGCACTGCTGCTTCAGTTTTCAAATGAAGAGAATTCGAACGGTGCTGTGAGACGTCCTGGTTCCCTTTTTAGGTTTCCAGTTACTCCATATCACTGGTTCGTTTCACAGGTTCGTGGTCCTTTGGCTTGGATGTCCCAGCTTTTCTGTATGTGGAGTGGTTCACTGCGGTATAAGCTTGTGCTTCGTATTCTAGGAGCAGATGATGAAAGTGTTCATGCTTTTGTGTGGCACGATCCTCTCTGTTTTCTGGAGGACAATCTTCCACAAGTTATGGTTAATGACCAGATTGTGGAGTGGGACTCTGGGGCTGCGTTACAGGTAGCATTGATGGATCAGGAGACGATAGTTGAGATCGAGATTCCTTTTTACTCCATGTATGATAGGTTGCTAACTAAATCCTCTAACTTTGCACGTAGTTTAAAGTTTCCACTTTCTGCATTTCATAATGGTGTGGTGTGTATAGGTTTTCTTCAACAAGTTAGATTATCCATGTCTGTATATATAGCAGCTGGTCCTGATTTTAGGTTTTCTGTCCCCAATGGGTTTGTGAGTTTACCTCAGGGAGAATTTGTTGATTTTGGCAGAGACTCTTTGACAGCTCCTGGACCCTATTCAGATGCCCCAGCAATACAACCGCGCGATGCACTTTCATTAGTGTCCAGACCTCCCCGTGTGTCTCCAACCACGGCCAACGGAGGGTTGACAGTTGATGGAGTTCTTGTGAATGGATGGAAACCTCCACGTGCCGAAAGGCAAGCCTTCACTGATAATATTTCAAATTCTTTTGTGAAGGCGTGTGGTGTCAATATTGATAAGACAAGTGAAATTGTTGATACTGTTCATGCTATGCTTCCTCAATTTCTTGGCACAATGGCAGATGCTCATGTTATTACCTCTGAGTTGAAGGCTTCTTTGCCTAAGATTCAAAAGGCACTTGATGGAGCATGTGCTATGTCATCTGTAGCAGGGTTTTTCACCCAGATTGGTAAAACTCTCTCGGGTATTTTAAAATCTACAGTAACTTCTCGTATTATTGCTGACATGTGTATGCAGGATGGTCCTGCAGACATAGAGTTGTTCTTATGGGCACTCGTGGTCGGTGGTGGTGCGTTTATGTTGACAAGGAAGAACCAGTCTATCTGGGAAATTTTTGGAAAGGTTGCTATGATGGCCATGCCAATGATGGCCTCATCTCAAGTGAGGAGCGTAATGAGTTACGTTACCTCAAATTGGGTACAATTGTTCAAATCCCCGATCCAACGCTGCGAGGGGGTGAGACAAGGGTTCTTGGATGAAACTTTTACAGGTTTCTCCATGGAATCAGTGGTTCATTTGCTGTTGCTGACAGCTAGTTTGATTGCATACAAGAGTATACCCAGTTTTGAGTCTATTGCCAAGCAAGTGAAGCAACTAGGATCTATTGGACGCGACTTAGGTGGTTTGAAGACTGGTTTTGCTACATGTAAAAGTATAGCGGATGAGGTTTCAGGGCTGATTTTGGATATGTTGGTGGATCAGGATCCTAACTTTAGCGACTTGAAAGCATTTTTGAAATTTGATTTGTTAGAAACGTTAGCTGAGATTCAAGAGTTATCCTTGGAACATAACAGGTTCAAAGCTTTTGCCACTCCAGAGAGAAGGAAACACATTCGCACTTTGTATGATAGGATTCAGGTTGCTGTGGAATATGGTTGCAAAATGAATTATACTGGCAATTTGATGTCGCGTATCAACAAAGCTGAGAAGGATATTAGGAATAGATTGGATGAATTGCATATATATAAGGGGTTGGGTTCCGTTCGCATCGATCCGGTGCATATCTGTCTCTATGGTGAGTCAGGTATTGGTAAATCAACACTTATGAAAAAGATGGGTGATAACATCTTGGATTTTATGGGCGAACCTTTAGTGGATCGTAAATATGCTAGGAATGTTTCTACGGAATACTGGGATGGCTATTTTGGTCAAGCCTTGGTTACGTATGATGATTTAGGGGCGGTTGTTCACACGGCTACTCCTAATGATATCACTGAGATCATCAACATCCAATCAAATGAGCCCTGCATGGTACACATGGCTGATATAAAGGAGAAAGGTAAGCACTTTGAGTCAAAGTATATCATCTCCTCAACAAATATTCCATGGTTACCTGGGGACACTCAGTTGAGACATCGAACAGCTTTTCACAGACGCCGTCATAAGCTTATCCAAGTGACAAAAGTTGGGCCAATGAGGGGCGTGGATCCCCAAACGGGCCGACTTGATATCACTTCGCATTTGCGGTTTCAATTGATGGATCCTTTGCGAGAACAAATTCCTTTGAGTGATGAAATGACATATGAGGAGATGATGATGGACGTGTGTGGATATGTGGATCGTCACATGGAAATACAAGCCCAAATTTTGAAAACCTCATCAGAAGGAGATGGCGATGGTAAATATTTTCGTGAGCAATTTGAGAATAGGAAAGAAGCGCGCACAACTACAACACCAATTGAAGAGGAAGCTTGGTTGGAAGAGAATGATTTGCGCGAAGGAATCCGCCAAGGAGGAGCCATAACCAAGCCACTTAGTGAGATGAATCACCAGGAGCTTATTGAGCATCTTTCAGAGACTTCGTATGTGAATGGTGATTATAATTATTGTGTGGCTACACCTGAGATTGGGAAAGAAAGTGAGAAGCGCTTATCAGTCGATGAGAGGTTTATGGTGAAAGAAATGGTTCTCAAGAGATTTGAACGCGAAGTTGAAAAGGGTGATGTGGATACTATCATTGGAAGTATGGACCCTATGGGACGCTGTATAACCAATAATCTCCTACGCCACGCTACTCTTATGGATGGAAAATACTTACATGTTGAAGATAAGGACTATCGCGAAATGTATGAGAACCTACCAGGACAAGTGCAAGGGAAAATCCGTGCTGTTTGGGAGATGAAGGAGAGACAATCGCAGGCAGCAGCCGAATATGATCGAACAAAACTCTCGGCTAGCAACATCTTTAATATGGTGAAGCAACGCTGGGATGCTCTCTCAGAGACGCAAAAGACTGTTATTAAAATTTCAGTCTTGACTTCGACTATCCTAGGGATAGCTGGTACTTTGTTTGCCAGTGGTTGGTTTCAAGATACTGTTTCATCAAAGTCGATTGATTCCTCTTTTGATGAGCGATGTCGTGACCCAAGCGTACCAAAAACCTCACTTGATGTGAAGGAGGTTGGTGCGTTCGAGTCTTCAGATCAACGAACTCGATGGGGAAAGAAGAAAACTGCACAGAGAGTGTTGATGCGTGAAGTGGGAGCTTTTGAGTCCAGTGACATGCGAACTAGGTTTGCACGTCGCTTTAAGGGCAATCGTCAGAGAGCCCTTATGGAAGGACAAGAGAGTCAGCGAAAACAGGAAACCTGTTCCCCCCTCGTTCAACGACAGTTTGAGATTATGAAAGCTGTGAAAGAGGATGCAGAAGTTGCCAACGTGGAGGATTTCTCGACTCTTGAGGAGAGAATGGCTCGCCAACTTACTGTGTCAGAAAATGGTCCCAAACAAACACGCGTTCGCAATGGTCAAGAAGAAATTTGCTTAGATGGTGCGTGGTGTCCCACAAGAGTAGAGGGTGATCCCCAGTATTGTTCGGACCCAAATGTCCAAAATCTAATCGAGACTAAGTTCTTTAGGAATTTGGCTCTCGTGAGGAGAGACTTGGGGACTGGGAAGAGTTTGAAGATGAATGCGCTGTTCTTAACTGACACAGTATTTGTGACACCTCTTCACTTCTTTGAAGCTGGGACTAAAACTGCTCAGGAAGGAGATACTCTTGAATTGTGTGTTAAAAATGAAATTTTTGTGTGCAGGTTTGAGCGTTCTTTTCTTCGTAGAATAGGTTCCCAGGACTTGTGTGTTTATAGGTGTGGTAGACAAGTTCCTGGAGTGTGTGATATTCGTAGGTTTATAGGTAGTGAATATGATCATCTTGCATTCTATAGTAAGCCAGGTAGTATGTTGCATATTAATTTTGTTAATAATGATGCATATTATGTAGTTAGGGCTCTCCGCAGGGTAGAGAATATGGAGCGTGTGAAAGCACCATCCACATGCTACCCAATTGCAGACGTGGGACCGATGAGTGAAGTTGATCATGAAGTCTGCGGGATTAGGTATTTTGCGCATACAGAGAAAGGTGAGTGCGGGTCACCTATTATCCAACATAATCCTAACACCAATGGTAAGATTCTTGGTATTCATGTGTGTGCCGTGCGAAATAGCCAAGAAGGAGTTGCAGAGCTATTGGTGAAAGAGCGAATTGATAAGGCCATTTTGACTTTGTATAGTGAGTTCGATAAACCTGGTGGAGCCCTCCCGATAGGGTCTGCCATGGCAAGTGGGTTGTTCATACCGGAGCTTGAAGAAAAATCTAAGATTATCAACCCACCTTCTGGACAGGTTATTCCTGTGTCAGTAGTGAAACAGTGTGATGAAATAAGAAATCCGACTAAGACGACGATTATTAGAACACCTCTGTTTGGTTTAACATGTTGGGAACACAGAACGGAACCATCCATCTTGTCCTTTAAGGACCAGAGACTTGGTGGGAAGAGTTTCGACCCTTTGATGTCAGGACTATCTAAGTATGGAATCCCAGCCAAACCCTTCCTTCGGAAGGACATATTAGAAATAGAGGATCATATGTTTGCCGTTTATCGGGATAAGCAAAATGCACGAGGAGAGATGGGAGTACTATCATTGGATCAATCCATAAATGGTATTCCTGGACTGGAGTTCTATGAACCTTTGAATTGGACTTCGTCGCCAGGTTTTCCAGAAGTTAAGTCAAAAGATAAGACTAATGATGGAAAGCGTTGGTTGTTCGAGGAAAATGGGAAATTTTCTAATGGAGCTCCACGTTATTGCATTAAGGCTGACACACTGAAGAGGGATGTGATTGAGCGCATCGTACTTGCCAGAAATGGTGAGCGGAAGGTGTCTCTTTCAGTAGATTGCGTAAAAGATGAAAAATTACCCCTCAAGAAAATTTATGAGGCCCCAAAGACACGCACATTTTCGGTTTTGCCACTTGATCTAACCATAGTTACCAGGAGTTATTTCTTGGATTTCTGTGCATTGGTGATGGCGAATCGATATGAGTTGGGACCTAAAGTAGGGATTAATCCTTACAGTCTGGAATGGGCTGACTTATATCATAAGTTACTTGCTAACTCCGATGTGGGTTTTGCAGGTGACTATAAATCTTTTGATGGTCAGACAGATCCAGACATTCTAGCCAGTTTTGTGAATCTTGTGAATCGGCTAGACACGAAGAAGAGCGAAGAGAACGCTCAAGTTCGGCATGTTCTAATGAATGAAATATATCACCGCCTGGTACTGTGCGGTAATACTGTCTTCCATGTACCACGTGGACTTGCTAGTGGCGTACCTTTTACGACTATCTGCAATTCCTACGTCAATGAGATGTACTTGCGAATGGCTTGGAAATATCTTGCCCAGCAACACCAGCCCAAGTACATGTCTCAGAGATGGTTCGACAAGTTTGTGTGCCTTGCGCTGTTTGGAGATGATAATGTAGTCTCTATAGCACGTGAGGTGATAAGCTGGTTTAACCTGAGGACAGTATCGAGCTTCTTGCGAGAATACAACATTACGCTTACTGACCACCGGAAACGGTCGGCCAAGGATGCGGAACCCTGGATCCCCATCAGAGATACTACATTTTTGAAGCGGGAGTTCCGCCCTCATCCAGACTGGCCTCTTTGGGTGCTTGCACCTTTGGATAAGGTCTCGATTGAGGAGCGGGTGTTGTGGATGCGTAAGGGTGGAGATGAAGAAGAACTCTTGGACGAGAACTGTCGAGCAAGCTTTACCGATGCCTATCATCATGGGCGTGAATATTTTGAAGACTTCGTGAAGCGTGTCAACAAAGCGCGACGACAGGTGGGGAGACCTTCGTTGCCTGGTTCTTATTATGACTATGATCGGGAATGGCTCGCCGATATAGGTGTTCTCCCCATGGTGGACTTGTTCCACGAGCCACTCCAGCCAAAATCTGGAGCCCAGAAGCCTCATGGTTAGTTTCTGGTTTGTACATATGTGTTTGGTTATGTATTTTATAAGGTTAAAGTGCTTTAGTGTGCGGTTAGGCCAACTGTGTAAGCGTTTATATTAGTTGATCGCATAGTGAGGCCGCTGCCCCTCGTGGTGAGCTTTATTTCGGGTTTCTGTAGGTCTTCCCGGATGTCTGTGAACTTCCCCACGTGGGGAGATGTAGCAGTTGCGTGACCTTCACACGGGGTGTGAGTCTAGGTTTAATAAAACTTAGGATGGATTTATCATCGTTTGCACCCCGCGTGGGGACGCAGGTGCTTATGGTGCTAAGTTGCGTGGTTTTAGGTTCCACGCTGTTACGTTCAATACTTGTGGTCGATGGATCCTGGGAAACAGGTTTGACGGGCTTTGGCCGGCCGACGTATCACTTCGATGAGTATTGTTCGCAAAATCTGGAGTATGTAATGTATATATGTGTTTTCATTCCATACTGTCTTTACTTTGATTTTCTATTTTGGATTTGAGTCTACTCCAGTAACACATCC